TACTCTTAGCACTATGACCTTACAACAAAACGTCACACTTGGTAATGATGCGCTTGCGGTGCTGGAAAATGAAGCATATAAGCAAGCTATGAGCCGTATGCACGCTGAGATTGTCAAACAATGGGAAAACTGCTCCGTTCGTGACAAAGAAGGTCAAACCCTAATTCTCCAAATGAAAAAAGTAGCTAAGTTATTTGAAGAAAACTTAGCGGGCATGGTTCGCGCTGGCGACTTCGCACAGCATAAAATAGATTTAGAAGCTGCTAGGGAAAAACCTAGAGGTCGTGTAGGACAGTATTTGCGTAAGATTTAAACGGTAGTCACTTACCATAACGGCAAACGTCGAGAGACGCGCCTAGTCCCTCTTAGTGACATAGAGGGGGATTCTGACCAAGGAAAAAGCAAATGGACGGACAAGCGCAAGCACCCGAATCAAGCTTAGATAGTTTAGCTGATTTTCTCGGAGACACGCCTGAAGAGGAATCTCAAGAGGGGGAATCAGTCGCGGAAGAATCGCCCGAAACGGATAACGATTCCGAAGCAGAACCTCAGACCGAGGAAGCTGAAACAGAGGAAGAATCGCAAGACGAATCTGAAGAAGAAGCCAAGCCGACAACCGAGGAAGTAGAAGTCACTGTAAAAAGTGAGGATGGCTCAGATACCAAAATCAAGGTAACCAAAGACGAGCTAATCAAAGGTTATCAACGCCAAGCCGACTACACGCGCAAAACGCAAGGGTTGGTAGAGCGCGAAAACCAAGCGGTACAAGTGTTTCACCAGAAGCACTCAGAACTACGCAACGACTATTTGCAACGTGCTGAATTTGCAACTCAAGCAATCGCGCAGTTAGCTGGTTTCCGTAGTGATGTTGAAATGGCGCAACTCGCCGCCCAAGACCCCGCGCAATGGGTTCAAGAAAATCAGCGTCAAAATCAAATCCGTCAAATACTCGGAACGCTAGAGCAGCAAACTCAAGCTGAGAGGATGAACGCGGCACAGCAGAGCCAACAATGGAACGAATCTCAACTAAAAATGGTTAAGGAACGTTCATGGGTTGAACTGCAAAAAGACGGCTTTGACAAACCAATGCTGCAAAAGACATACGAAAGCGTTATGAAGAACTACGGTTATGAGCCTAAAGACTTCGCTAATGTGACTGACTATCGGTTAGTTCGCATGATGGCAGACGCTACAAAATACCGTGAGTTGAAATCCAAAGCCCCAGCGGTAACGCAACAGGCTAAGGCAGCGCCACGGGTACAAAGTAAACAAACACAATCCGCTAATGAGCGCATTCGCCCTGAGTTAGAGCGTAAATTCTCAAACAAAACAGCGAAGTTAAGCGACTTAGCAGCCTATTTATCTTAAAAGGAAAATATCATGGCAGTCCCATCAAACCTATATCAGAAGGCCGCCCTCAAGGGTAACCGTGAAGACCTGATTGACAAAATCTTCAACACATCACCAACTGAAACGCCTTTGACTAGTGCGTTTGGTCGTGCAACAGCAATTACAGACTTTCACGAATGGCAACGTGACAGCTTGGCGGCGGCTAATGCTGGTAACAAAATGATTGACGGTGACGACGCTACTTTGCAGGCTCAAACGCCTACAGAACGTGTCGGTAATCACCTGCAAATCTTTAACGGTACAGTTGGCGTATCTCGTCGTGCAAACATCGTGAAAAAGGCAGGTCGTGCTACTGAGATGAAATATCTTCGTGGCAAGAAAATGCTTGAAATGAAGCGCGACATTGAGGCAATGGTGTTGTCTAGCCAAGCGGCTATCGCAGCTACTACTTCAATTGCGGGTCAATCTGCTGGCTTGGGTACACAGTTGTACTTGAACACGTCTCACGGTGCGGGTGGCTCTACAGCGGCTTGGACTTCTGGCGCGGCTTTGACAGCTCCTACAGCTGGTACGGCTCGCGCATTTGCTAAAGCCCAGTTGGACGCAGTGTGTCAATCTATCTACACCAATAGCGGCGCTTTTGCTGAAATGGTTGTTGTGTCTCCGTCTCATAAGGTCGGATTCTCTGCCTTCACAGGTATTGCACAAAACCGTTTTGAAGTTAAAGGCAAGCAACAAGGCGCGGTGGTTGGTGGTGCTGACGTGTATATGTCAGACTTTGGCGCGTTGACGATTGTTCCTCACTACTTGTTAGTGGGTTCTACAAATGCATACGTGCTAAATACTGATTACCTTGACTTGGCATTCTTGGACGGCTTTGTTGAACAAGACCTTGCCAAGACTGGTGACAGTGAGAAAATCTTGATTACTGCTGACTGTGCGTTGACTGTACGTGCATCTGCGGCACAAGGCAAAATCGCTGATTTGACACCTTAAACCTGAGTAGCTTTTAAGCCGATGGGGTGAAATGCCCCTCTTAATTTATAGGTGAACCATGCTAGACAATACGCACGAATCATTTAAGCTAGACGAAGGCACTGACCGATACGGTGTCCACACTGAGTTAATTTTTGAAGGTGGCGACGTCATCAAAAAATCAACTTATGATGCAACGCCATTGATTGAAGCGGCATCTGCGGCACGGGCTGCAACGGCTGGCGAAAAATGGGGCGATGGTCGTCACGTTGGATTTATTCCACAGCATCAATTGCTTCACATCATGCAGACCTACAAAACAAGCGAAGAACGCAAGCATCAAATGCTCGTGTATTTGCGTGACCACCCAAAGCTGGTAACCTTTGATAAGTTCCTGAAATGACATATACAGAACTCATTACCCGTGCTGATTCATTCATGCACCGAACAGACCTTACTACGCTATGGCCTACATTCATAGCTAATGCAGAATCTGCGCTATTTCGTGAGCTTGATTTGCGTGAAATGGAATTGTCGGTAACGGGTACGGCGGTAGATGGGTTTATTGACTTACCCGCTGATTTTGGCTTTATGGGTCGATTGACTGTGACAGTCGGAGGTAATGAAGTTAATGTCGAATATAACAATCGAACTGACACATACCCCACGACAAACCCGCTGACTTACTCACAAGAAAATAACAAGTTAAGACTTTTCCCAACAGCGACAAACCAAGTCTACAAACTGTACTACACAGCAAATATCGCACCATTAACCGCCAGCGCTCCTACAAACTGGCTATCAGTCAATGCAGCTGATTTGTACATGTACGCTGCATGTTTAGAGGCTGCAAAGTGGATACGTGATGGCGACCAGATGACGTTATTAACTTCAATGGTTGCGGGTTTGGTTGATTCAGTTCGTAATCTATCTAAAAGACGTGCCAAGCCTAATCGGGGCGGGTTGCACTTAAAAATTAAACATCCATTAGCATGAGCCTAACCAAAGTCACGCAAGTAGGCCGATACGGTGTTAACCGTGACTTGTCTACGCATGAAATCCCAATTAATATTTGGACTAATGCAAACAACATTCGTTTTGTGGATGGCATGGCTGCTCAGGTCGCAGGGTATAAAGACCTCTACCCTAGCCCAGCCGTAACGCCATTTCATGTACTACCCGTTGACGTTGCAGGCGTAAGAACTTGGATTTATGCAGGTCAAAACAAAATCTACACGGTAATCAATGGGGGGACTCATACCAACATTACCCGACAAACTGCCAGTGTAGACGTTAACTACAATGCTATTCGTAACGGTTGGACTAGCTCGGTGCTAGGTGGTATTCCTATTATTAACAATGGCTCGGATTTGCCGCAACAATGGTTGTTAACTGGTAAATGCACAGCATTGACAAATTGGCCAGCAACTAACTTTTGCAAATCAATGAGGACTTATAAAAACAGTCTCATTGCTTTAAACATCACCAAAGGGGCGGTAAATTACCCCTACATGGTCAAGTGGTCGCACCCAGCACAAGCGGGTACAGTTCCGTCAACATGGGACATTGCTGACGCTACCAAAGACGCTGGCGAGTTCGATTTAAGCGAAGGTTTTGACGTAGTGGTGGACGGTCTACCATTGCGTGATTCATTCATTATTTACAAGCAATCGTCAATCTGGCGCATGGACTACACGGGCGGCGTGTTGGTTTACAAGTTTCAAAAGATTATCAGCAATCAGGGCATGATGGCGCGTAACTGTGCTGTCGAAGTTAACGGGCAACATTTTGTGTTTTCTAATACTGATTGTATTGTCCACGATGGTCAATCGTCACAATCCGTACTCGATAAGCAAACCCGCAGAGATTTATTCTCACAGATTGACGCAAGCCGTGCCGACCAGTGCTTTGTGTTTGTGGACTATGCTTATAACGAAGTATTTGCATGTTACCCCTCATTAGGTAGTACAACTTGCAACCGTGCATTGGTTTGGAACTTTGTCGATAGGACAATCTCATTCCGTGATTTGCCTATGTTGAATCATGCGGCATCTGGGCCTGTGGACGATTCAAGTGCTAGAACATGGAACACAGCGGCAGGCTCGTGGAACTCTCAAGCCTCACCGTGGGACGCTTCAAGTGCAAGTTTGAACCGCTCACTATCCGTTATGGCGAGCGATGCGACTAAACTTTATTTACTAGATGCTGCTTTAACCTTTGCAGGCACGACGATAACATCATTCTTAGAGCGCAAAGGATTGTCGTTTGACGAAGCTGAATCATTAAAACTCATTCGAGGCATTCGCCCACGGATTTACGGCAACGGTAATTTGTACGTGTCTATCGGTTACGGTAACACGCCTTATGACGAGCCAACATACAACGCGCCTGTTCTATTCACTATTGGTACGACGGTATCCGTTGATTCAATGTGTACAGGTAGATACATGGCTATCAAGTTTTCTAGCGGAACTTCTACCAATTGGAGATTAGATTCATATGATATTGACGTACAAAAAGCTGGCAACTGGTAAAGTAAATCCATGAGAAGTACAAGCGGTGCATTTAATCGATATGTTAAGGGCTATCCTCCTACGAAAACCGAGGATATATCTGTTTTCTTAGATGCTGAATTGCAGTCTATTCAAAATGCAATGAATGACTTAGCCGAGGGTTTTTTAGAGCCTATAACAGTAGCTCCTGCAAAGCCTAGAGACGGAATGTTGCGGTATGCAATGGCTGGCGTATTAGGGGCTGGGGTAGGGTTTTATGGTCGTGAAAATGGAGTATGGGTTAAATTATGATTTAGCAATATCACATCTACGGTATTGCCCAAACATTTTAATTTCAGCATGAATTCTGGCATTTTTTGCGACCTCTAAATCTGCGAAAACGCCCAAATAAATATTTTTCCCATTTGACCGAATTGACACATGCCATTTCCCATAGCGAAAACGGCGATATGCAGTCACAAAGACGTTCTTAATTTTGGCATAGTACATATAAGTACCCCCAATTTAAGGCGAGGATCTTTATTGACGCAACCAACCAGTCTGCGTATAATTACAGACGGATGTGTCGATCTGGTTCGGTAGACCCACTTTAACCTCCAGTTGCACCAATCGTTAGCGCGGTTGGTGTTGCTTTCAACCATTTTAAAAAAATGGTGTCGTAGTTTCTAACAGACTGCCTAGGCCTCGATAG